TTACAATAGCATCTACCGCTTTTTGAGCACCTGCAACATCTCCCAAAAATATCAAATCTTCAGGATGATCTAAATGACCTTTATCTTCAGTTAACGGCGGCAGAGATAAAGTCTCTAACTTACTTTTAAGTAAAGCCAAAGACTCAGAAAGATTCATTTTTGACCCCAATACTTTACTGGTTTCTTTTTATTTTCTGTTACTTTTGATGCCCATGAATCGCTAGGTGCATTATTAGCCGGCGCCGCAGGAGTTGCTGCAGGACTACTAGCGGGTTGCTGAGTAGGTTGGGGTTGATTAGGTTCTTTAGGTGTTGTATCTTGGGCATATGATACAGCATACAAATCATTTGCTAATTTTGTAAGTGCTGCTTTACCCTTGTCTTTACTATAAGTATCTTCTACATTTTTAATTAAACTTTTAATATGATTAACTGAATTAGCATCACCAAAACTAGTACCAGCCATATACTGTTTAACCCATTTTGTCAAAAATTGAGATATGGTTTCTGCGCCTGTTGTGGTGGGTTGATTTGGATTAGTAGGACTGGCTGTGTGAACTCGTCCGGTAGGGGTCTGTGTAACTGTACCGCCGGTGCTTGACGAAGATGTTGGGCTCGCTCCAGCAGGGGCAGTAGAGGGAGTACCTCCTCCTAATTGATTTACAATACTATTCCAAGGCTCTTCATTTATAATGCTTTCAAAAATTGCATTTAATTTAGCATAAGTAGAACTTTCACTGAACCCCGCTCGGCGCATTTGTGCAATCTGTGCGGGGGTCCTTTTATCTGCTGCAAAAGTCTTTTTGTTCGGTGGAGGCATGTTAGCCACTCTTTTGTCTCTAGCTACATTACTCTGCATGTACTTTACTTGCATAGGATGAATTGGGGTATTACCAATTGTAGGTCTACTTGGAGGAGTTGTAGTAGGGGCAATGGAAGGTTTTGGTTTTGCAGGTGCAGCAGGTGCTGCTGGCTGTGCAGGTGCAGCTGGCTGTGCAGGTGCAGCTGGCTGTGCAGGTGCAGCTGGCTGTGCAGCCGGTGTTACATTTGTTGTTATTCTACCACTAGCGATGCCTGAATTTAATGTAGCACTTGCACGGCCTAAAAAGTTTTGAAGAAACTTTTCTTTAGCCATTTTATCTTGAATGGACATTGCACCTTCAGGTTTACCGGTTATCCTATTTCCCAACTGCTTTGCGGCAGCCGCGCCGTAATCACCAATCCAATTACTTAAAGCCTCTTCTAACCTACGAACTTCATCATCAATACTACGGCGCTTCATGATTCTTCCTTATGCTTTTGGCAAATCTATTTTGATCTTTTCCCTTTATAGCACTTAAAAGTTTACGCTCTAATACCTCTGAGGTATTCTTATCATAATGTTTATTAATCAATTCAATTAAATTAATTGCACTAGTGATAATATTATGGGCTCTATTTTCTATAACATGTGTCATGTCACGGTTACTTCCAATAGATTCTAATTCTTCCAAAAGGCTACGGGTTTTCTTTTGCATATATAATATGTCCTAATACTATTTATGCCCATTTAACAATTATTTCTTTAACCCGTTCAATATACTCTTTAATCTAGATTCAGCAGTAGTTGCTATAACTCTTTTACTTTCAGGCTCTACAGTAGCATGTATAATGTCGTTTACTGTAGATTGCGTTTTAATTTTATTAATAATATCATTAGGAGTAGGAGGAGGGGGTCTATATGTATTAGCTTCAGGATCAGGGTCGGTAATTCTCAATGTTTCTACATTAAACTCTAATTCGATTTTTTGACCTACGCCACTACTACTTCTAGTTTTCATTAATTGCAATTGATATTGACCACGCTCACGCATACTACGGCTTGTAAAAATACCAAATACATTATCTGCTGTATTAATTTTACTAATACCACCACTAATATGACTATGATCAAATTCAATTTCTTCAACAGCACTGCGGTTCAACTGACTTGCTGTTACAAATAGTACATTCAATTCTTTTGCTAAATTACGCAATTCTTCTGATACATACTTATCCTTAACAAATAAATCTGAAGGACTAACCTTTGCACTAACAGGCATAAGCAAATCTAAATAATCTACACATAAAAAGTCTATTTTAACTCCTGTCTGTATTTGCAATTCTTTACAATATGCTCGTAAATCGTTAACTGTACTTTGTGCAGGCATATACTTGATGCGTAATTTACCTGCCCTTTTAGCAAGCATTTTTATTTTCATTTCAACATTATCAATATCTTTAAAGATATCTCTACTACTAGTATCAGTCATCATGCTATCGATACGCATACTACACAGACCTTCACTAAGTTCTAATGTAATATAAGCTCCATTCAACCCTGCTTGAGTCCAATTTACCGCAAGATTTTGCATGAATAAACTTTTACCAGAACCCGATCCACCGGCGAAAATTTGTAATTCTCCCCTATTAAATCCTCCATACAGTTTTTGATCCATACTAGGCCAACCTGTACTATTCTGTCCATTATTACTTTTAAGCTGAGAAAGTCTAGCCCTAGGGTCAGCAAAATAATCTGTACCCATGTCTTTTTGTAAACTAATTTGCACGGCATCTTTAATTAATTTTTCAACTGGACCAAAATCACCCTTCTCTAACAAGTCAGCACTTTTAAGAATTGCTCTTTCTAGCTCTTGCCTTTTTGTGAATTTTTCAAATTCATCTAAAAACCAATCATAATGCCCATCATCAAGTTCAGGAATAATATCTACAGATATTCCTGTAGATGCTTTGATTTGCGTAGGATCAGGCATTATATTATATTTTTTACTATGCTCAACTAAAAAGTCTGCTACAGGTTTTAAATTGCGATCAAAATTACTAGAATTCATTATATTCATAACTCTAGTATATAGTTCTGCGTTAGTAACCATCATACGCAAAAACAATAATTGCATATCATTATTATATTCGTTGCTCAAGTTTTCTCCTTTGAATTTCTATTTTGACTCTATTACTAGTAGCATATTGTAAAATACTTAACAATGTGGGTAGTTTACCATATCTTACTACTGCATCATTAACATCTTTTATATCAGAATCCCAATTTGGAATACTGACTTTATACCCTAATTCCAAAGCTCGGTTACACAATTTAAGACCAGTTATATCCCTATCCGGGACTAGAATAACAGGCCTGTTTAATGTACTTATTAACTTGGCTTGGTCTGAACTTATATCATTGTGCATAAGAGCAAGACCATCAATAGATAACGCATCAAATATACCTTCAGTAAGTATACATACGGACCAACTTGGACTTTGTTTATCTATATTAAAAACATATCCAGGTTGTTGTACATTATAATATTTAGGCGATTTGTTATCTAAAAAGCGACTAGTATTACCTACAATCTTAGATTTGTAAAAATATGGTATAATTATTCTATGTTCTTTTCTACTACCAACTCTCCCAGTACCTATAGGAGTTACTTTAAAAGGATAACTATCATAGTGTATTCCCCTTTTTTCTAAATATTCTATATATTTGAAGTGTTTTGGATTACTAATATTAAGGCTTTCACAATCATCAGGCAATGCTCTATAACTAAATGTGATAATATCATTATTTTTTGGCTTAATAAAATCTAAGATATCTTTTTTCTGTAAACTTTCTAAGCTCCACCGCTGTATCTGAGTTTCTTCTATCCCACACCATTGTAAGAAATTTCGTGTGTTTTGTGTAATGCTTTTACCCAGAGTGAATCCACACTTGAACCCACAATTAAAGCAATGCATACTCCAGTTTGGTCCATCGATTCGTAAACCAGCACGACCTCTTTTATCTGCTTTATGTCCACGGTGATGACAACACACAGCATTGAATCCATGCCAACCGCTTTGTGTTAGTTTTTTCTTACCCGGAACTATAGTTAGTATTTCAAACATATTATGATTATAGCATAATATGCAGTAAAATACAATAACTAGGTTACCTTGCCAATATGTTAGTTATTGCACCGGTGTTGCTAACAAATTGCATACGGATATATGGATGAAATCCGCGAATGGTATAACCAAAAGTATCAGATACATTACTATAAGTTGAAGTAGTTATGGGGTACCAATCAGCATCTACAATAGTAGAACCTTCAATAGTAACATCGCCATTGAATTGATAGTACTGGGCCTGAATGGTAAGTATTGGATTAGAATCGGTGTTGATTACGCTACTGTAATAAGTGTTAGCATTTGGTAACGCATTTTGTATGCTATTGTTAGAATCAATATTTGGAAAAGGCTGTCCGGTGGGAATAGTAATATTTGAACTTGGTACAAATGATGGCAAAACACTATTAACGATATACATATCACCACGAGCGCCTGCATTTTGATCAACAAACACAGGAAAATTAAATTCACCTACTGGTATTTCTAATGAATAATGAGCTTGTTGTGCAGGAATTTCTTCCACTTCTGCTGCATTTAATATTAATGCTGCAATACCAGTAGCCGGTAGTTGAAGTGTTAATGCCTTTCTAAGTAATACTTCAGTGCCATTATAATTAATAATTCTACAGGAAATTTCTTTACCTGTAATATCTACCGGCTTTTGCTCCTGATTTAAGAATTGAAATTGTATTTGATTATCAACTCCCTTATTTAAAGTTAATGGCTTAGAATATACAGGCATATATCTCCTCGGTGAAGTGCCGGTTAAAAGTACAACAATTTGACGCTGAGTATAAAGAAATACAGCAGTTGAGTACACAATTTAGCTCCCTTTGTGTATTTAGTCCCAAAATATTAAATTATTATATAATTGGTTGCCCGATTAAATAGAATGTATTGTAAAAATAATAATGATTCAAAATGAATTTTTTAAAAAACT